GGCATTGCATGATTAGCATACACTTTGCCACTTTAGAGCACTAAAGCGATTGTTAAGAATTTCACACTTTATTGCATTAAAGCATTAAAGCGTTTGTTATCAATTTAACAGTACACATTTATCCATATAAATTGCAACAAAATTGCATGGTATTATTTATAGGGTATGTTATAATATAATTGTAATAAGGAATGAGAAACAAACAAATCATTCCAAAAAACAAAATTACAATAGAAAGAGGTATCTATTATGACTAACTGGACTATTGAAAAAACCACCAACGACAACGGCACTGAAACTATTATTATTACCCGTCCCATTAACGACAAACCCAAAAGCACCGCGTGCGTGAGCCGTACTGTTAAGGCTGGCACGGTTGCCCGCGTAAAATATGCCCGCTTTAACGATGATTTTTCAGTTGAATCCGGCGAAATTGTAAAGCAGTTTGATGGCGTTCTGGATGCAGAGAAGGTTGAAAAAGCCTTGCACAACGCCGAACCTTGCACAAAATGGCAAGTGCTGGATGTCCAGCCCAAAGAGGAAAATACTTTAGGTATTCCGCGCGATGTGTTTAATGCCGTGGCTGTGCCTATTGATCGCCCACTTAGTCAGCAGTAAAAAATTAAACTTTCCAGCGGGTTTTCTTGTAAAGCCCGCTTCCACGCTATAAAGCGAAAATTATATAAAGGAGATACACAAAATGAAAATGCAACTTATTACAATCAGGCCGAACAAATCCGGCATTGAAAACGGATTTAGAATCAAGCGTGAGTTATTTGATGAGTGCGGATTTGTGGATATGGCTTTTTGCAGCATCAGAACTACGAAAAACGGCTTCGCCGCATCCGGTTTTTCTAGCATTCACAAGCCGACTATTATACATGACGTATCAAATAGCAGCGAATCCATTGACGACTTTATAAAGGCGGTGTTTCAAAAATGATTTACAATACACGCAGGGAATTAGCAGACGCCGTTATAAGCGAATACAACCGCGCCGCTAAAGGTCAGGCAGAACAACTTTACTATTGTAAGGCATGGGTTTTTATGCCTGACAATTCCGATTTTTTGATTTTGCAAAGCTATTCAACCATTGTAGCAGCTTTTCAGCGTACAACCGGCATTTTGTGGGTATTTGGCTTTTATAGTAATACAACCGCGAAGCACATTGCAAAATTCCGGAATTGGATCCGCTACGAATATCAAACCGGATGGAATCATCCAGTTACTGTTAGATTGTATAATGACTCTAGAACCGGCAAGCGCGCCGCCCGCAAAAATCTTGATGACGACTTTGCAAGCGTTATTGCTACAGCATTAAATCAGCACTAACCCAAAATAAAAAAATGCACCGCCTTAAGGCAGTGCATTTTTTATGCAAATTTTCAGTTAGAACTCTTTACTATTAAGTATAAATAACTAGCAATAGTTAAGCCTAACTGCTAACCTGTGAAATTCTTAACACTCTTTAGCAATGTAAAGTTCTAAAGCGATTGACAAATTCTTAACACACTTTACCGCTGTAAAGCGCTAAAGCGTCCATCCGTTAAGAAAAAATGGTGAACAGGGTATTAACCTTAACGCAGCTCCTGCTGTGCCGACCACTGGGGGTGTCGCAAGAAGCCTGAAAATAAATCGGGGGTTCAATTTATTAAACCTATAAAACCCCTCTCTCCTCATCATTAAGAAAGTAGGTGATTATATGACAATTCATGATATTCTATTAAATTGTGGTAATGTTACCTCTGAAACACCCATATATATTATAAAACATGGTGTGATTAAAATGCACTGTGATTTTAGGGATTTAGAACCAAGGTATGGAAAACTTCCATTCAAAATCTTTACTGTTACTACTCTATATACAGATTTAGTTGATATATTAGCTTTTAAGTTTTATGTGTAGGAGTGATTAAAATGACAATTCATGATATTCTAGTAAATTGTCGTTCAGTTAAATCAGACTCTCTAATTACAATACTTAGCACTGGAGGATGGAAAGTTAAAAGAGAGTGTTTTGTAAAGAGTCTTGAACAAAAATATGAAACACTTCCTTTTAAGTATTTTACAGTTTGTTTTATTATGTGGGATAATAAGCCTAAGTTACACATTAGATTCTATGTATAAGGAGTTGATACAATGTGTTATGACGTTCCCATCCATCCTATTCCCATAGGCTCAATCATTAAATACAATGTAAGAGAATACGGTTATTTTTATGGAGATGGACAAGAGAAAAGAGCAATTACAATTGCTAAAATTGGTAAGGTTATTGACATTATAGAGCATGATGGTAGAGTAGTTTATTACTCAGTAGCACCAAGTTCTAATTGCACATTTAATCAATACTTTGTAGGTGATTGCCTAGATTCCGTTTGGCCAGAAAACGTGGAGGGTGTTTATTATGACAATTAAAGACCTAGATACAGAAACCCTTATTCTACTTAATAAACTAAGCAATAACTGGTATATTAAAGCCTGTCCCTCATGGCTAACGCACTTCATGGATAGGGATTGCCAAGATTGTCAGCTTAGAGAGTTGTGTTATCTGCTTGACCATTATGATAATGACATTAGAAAAGAGTTAGCTTTACGAAAGCAGGATGAACATAATGGCTAAGAACAAAACATTCAAGCGTCAAGCCGAAGCAACTAGGCTATTGGAAAAGATAGGCGCGACAAGGCGTAAATCTAGAAAAGCTGGCATAACTGTAACAGGGGAGCTTAAAGAAAGTCTTAGAGGTAGACAATCTCCTGAAATTGCTAACGCTCTGAAATTTACTGCTAATACTGCTCTTGACGAAGCTGAAAAACTATATGATGACCTTATTGACACAGCCGATAACATTGAGGATAAAACAACACAAAAGATGATGCAAGAGTATCTATCTAAATACTCAGAGCATATTCATTCCTTGCATAAATCCGTTAAGAGTAGGTATAGGTCATTGAGAGTAGCCAACCGCCTTGAGGATGTATTTAATTATAGTGATGCAGCATATAAGATTCTTAAAAACCCAGACGCTTATTTCGGTAAAAAGAAATGGGGAGCAATTTCTGGTATACTTAACAATCTTATGGGCACATATAGCAGGGATATTCCGCCAAAAGATTTGAAAAAACTATGTGAACTGGGTGAAGAGTTAGGACTTAACTCTCTATCAGATATGGACAGAGCTTATTCAGAGTATGACAATCTGCTAAGAAATTCTGACCAGATGGGCGAAGTTCTGGTTAATGCAAGCAATAAACTTAAATCTATTACGAAGGATAATGAAGAGTTTATAGAGAATAATAAAGAAGTTTATAAAAAATTTGTAGAACTTGCATCTAAGTATGATTTGTGGTAATATTCACGAATGAAAGAAGGTGGTGCTATATGTGAGAAAGCGTAACGAGCATAAGTATTCAACTATCATATATTGCTATGATATTGAAACATCATCCTTAATGTATGGTGAGGATGAACTTCAAGAGCATCTGCAAAGCACTTATCTTCACGGCCTAGCTTCATTTGCTTATCGTCCTATACCTCACGCACCATTTAGTGACTTTGAGAATGAAATGGATTATAATTTCTTTAGAACTTATGATTCAATTTCTTCTGAATTTGAGAGAATCAATGAGGATGCTAAGAATAATGATGAATACGTAAAAATCTTTGTGCATAACTTGAGCTATGAATTTGAAGCAATGATGCGTAACATAAATTTCTGTATTAAAAACTTTAATCCTAAACGTTTCATTGCGGTTGCTCCGCACCAGCCATTAGTAGCAGCTTTTGACCATCTTGAATTTTATGATAGCTTCAAGATTCTTTCATGCAAAAGCCTTGAGCTTATAGGTACAGAACTTGGAGTTCCTAAACTTAAAGAAGTCAAAGGCGGTTACGACCAAAAATATTATTGGTGGTCAGATTTGCCTGATTCTGAATACATTTACAATGAACGTGACTGTAAGCTAGTTTTGTATGCACTATGTAGATACATGGCTAACTTTACTAAAGTTGATACTGTATCAGATATTGGAGTGTCTAACACATCAATGATTAAGCGTGAAACAAGGCTTAACAGAAATATTGCTACCGATAAAGAAGTACATACTGCACAATTCACAGCGGCGATAGAACTTAAGAATAATGAACCATTTATGAAGTTCTTTCAAGACTGTCTTGCAGGTGGTTATACTCATGCTAATCCTTACGCAGTGGGTAAAATATTTAAGGATGTATGGTGCTTTGACGCAAGCTCTATGCATCCGTCAGCAATGTATGGTAGACGATTCCCTTACAAGTGGAGAAAAGAGGTTAATCCTAATGAATGTTATCAAAATTTCCAGTCCGCAAACTATGAGTTCTTATCTGGCTGCGAAAGCGGCGCTAACTCAGGGTTCTTCCATTATCCCGACCAACGGATTGAGTTATATGGATGTAAAGATGTTAAATTCTATTCAGTCCTCCAAGCAGCATACCGTGAATCAATCTTGTTTGAAAGGCCAATAAAATATAACTTCATGGCTAACGTTACATTTTATAATATTAACGCTAAGGATTTTGGTAACTGCATTTACAGCTATATCAGTACATCCAAATGCACAAATGTTAAAAATGGTAACTTTGATAATGGTAAAGTAGTCAAAGCAGATGAACTTACATTTCATGGCTGTGATATTGACTTTATGTTAATTCAAATGCTTTATGATTATAGTAGTTCAGAATGTGATGAACTTTATTATGCAACAGCCCATAAATTTATTAACAAGCCTTTACGGAATACAGTTAAATACTATGCACGCCAGAAAACTGGATTCAAAAAACTTGAGCATAAAGTTGGTGACCATGTAGAAACGTTAAACGATTTTACATTTGAGGGATTGAAGCTTTATGATGATTCAGTGGCACAAGAAATTATGAATACCCATAACAAAGATTTAGTCCACTTCGCCTTAATGGCAAGTAAAGGTGGATTAAATGGTCAGTATGGGTGTTCAGCAATGAAGCCATTAAGACAGGAAGTTGGCGTGCAGGGGGACGGTGATAAATTTGAATGGATTCCAACTGGGGTTAAGTTTCTTAAATCCAGAAATTCCCTAAATATTTTCACGGATGGTTTGTATACGGTTGCTTATAGTAGACTGCACCTTATTTGCTTTATGCTTTATCTAGTATTAAGCCAAGGCATTGAACCTCTCTATCACGATACAGATAGCGGTTATTTTGTAGGTTACAATGAGGATGTTCAAAAAGCCGTTGATAGATTCAATGATAATATTCTTAATAACAGCGAGAATAAAGATTGTTACAATTTTGGCATTATGGACTTTGATGGTCACTATGAAGATTTTGTAACATGGGGAAGTAAATGCTATTGTGCAACATACTTAGATGCAGATAAGCACTTAAAAGTTAAGGCTACTGTAGCAGGTGCAAGCAAGAAACAGCTTTCCGAATTGTTTACGCAAATAGTGAACGATGAAGATTTTGAGTACCTAGTGCAAGAATATTTTCGTCCTAATATTAGTTATGATGAATCCATAAACAAGAAACTTATTCGTAAAACTCCAGGAACACATATTATAGGAGATTTTACAGATGACAATGGAGAAACAGACCATTTAGACGAATATTCTGTAACTGTGCTTGAACCTTGCGGTTATACATTACGCTCAACAAATAGCCCTGTTAATAGAATGTATTATTCATTCTGTTATTCATTGCGTGGAGAATCTTATATAGATTATTTGCCTGAAGTTGTTAGCATAGACCATGACGAAAATGATAAAGAGCTTTATGGAACTTATCATAAGGTTCAATCTGACAAAGAATATGCTATGTTAATTGATGGTAATCCTGCAAGTATATTCCAGTGGGAATGGAGTGATAGGAGATGATTTAATGAAAGAAAAAGATTCTTATAGAATCAGTAGAAGAGCTACATGTCCTTATTATATTTCTCATACATCAAATTACATTCGTTGTGAGGGTATGAGAGTGTCACGCCAAGAATACAACCTTAAAACCGATTGTTGTGAACAGTATAAAAGCTGTCCTCAATATAAATTTCTTACTTATTATTACAACAAAAGGAGAACTAATTATGAACACTAACAAGAAAGCATCTGCAAAGTCCACAAATTCTGCTAAGTCCGCTTCTTCCGTCATTACTGACATTCGTATTTTCCCTACTCTCAACAAAAAGTCTAATTGCTGCGCTATGGTTTCTGTTATACTTGCAAATGTGTTCTGCATTTCCGGTATTAAGATTATGAATGGAAGTAAAGGGCTGTTCGTTGCAATGCCCAGTGCAAAAAACAAGGAAGATGAATGGCATGATATTTGCTATCCGATTACCAAGGAATTTCGTAAAGTTATGAGCGATTCTATCCTTAACGCTTTTGAAGCACTTAACGAAGATGAAGAGGAAGATGACTGACAAGCTCCCTGACACACTTCCTGAACCTTTTGATGATGATTTACCGTTTTAATTAAATAGAAAAAGGCCCCTAGGTGGATAACCACTTAGGGGCTGTTTTATTAGTTAAGTAATATTAGGACGAAGAACCTTAATAGCAGTCATACCATTGTGGTTAGTCCAGCGTGGATAGTCCATTGGAGTACCATCTTCATTTCTAATACGGTCGAGAATTACAGGAGAGTTACCATCCATAAATCCAGAAACCTGAACTGTGACAGCATAAGATGCAGGGCGTTTGAAGTAAAGGATAATAGCATTACCATCATTGGTATAATAAAGTTTATCCAAGTTATTAACTACATCCCAAGTAACTGTCCGGCCTGCACCAGCAGTAGCATCATAAATGGATTTATTGAGTTGGCGATTATCAACTGCACTGATAGCAAATAAGCTGCCAGATTCAGGATTATTGCTAAGATAAACAGTAAAGTCGATGTCGTTTCTATCCATTACACGGATAGAACCTTGAGAAGTAACTGAATTATCAGGAACAGGAATAAAAGCAAATGCTTTATACTGTTCTGGGTCACCACTTACAGACTGACCAGCAACGGTATACTGTGCCTGATTAGTAATAGCAAGGTCAATGCAGCGATGTTCACCAGATGCACAAATATACTGACTACGATTTACGGCATCATTGCCAAAGATATATTCGCGCTTAGTATAAATATAAACATCATCAAGCTTGCATACAGCATTAGTAACAGGATAAGTACCAGTTGACTGAATAGTAGTGCTAACTTTAGCAGTGCGATTGATAATGCCACCATTAACAATGAACTGCGGATTAGGGCTGCTACCAATCAAAGCAATAGCTGCATAACCAGTTTCAGTAGTAGCAGTTCCATCATTACAGGCATAAATCAAATTGTTAATATAAGCTGCTGCTTTACCCGGCCCATCGAAAACAAAACCATAGCGACAAGTATCTGCATAGAAGTTAGTAACATGAATATCATTGTTGCTAACCTTGCAAGCAATTGTGTTATTCCACCAAGTATTAGCGTCAGCACCACCAGTACCACCAGAGGGAATACCAGTATAGCTAGTCCAGTTACATCCATACACATTAGTACGACAGTCAAAACCAATCTGACATACCATATTAACAAGGTTATTACATTCACAGTCAGGAGCTTTATTGCCCCAGAAAAACGCAACAGAATCAGTCCAGCGTTCAACAGGAGTATTATCACTGAATCCCCATACCATTACATTATCCATATAGCAGTAACGGTTCAGAGTGCTATTACTTGGTTGCAAGTAAACACCATAGGACTTAACCTTATTGATACTTACATTGTAAATGCTGTTATCAGTGTATTTATTGGTAGTAAATACAATGCCACCAATCATACCACTACAAGTAATATCCAGATTAGCAATAACAATGTTACCAGTTACATCATCACCCGATACAGTAATAACACCCTGACTACCAAATGCAGTAGGATTAGCAGTATACTGCAAGATAGTATCACTGGTTCCACGCGCAGGGTCACGAGAAGAACCAGCACCATACAGGCTATGTTTCAGCTGCAAAGGCGCACTAATCTTATAAGTACCAGCAGGAATAAACAGAGGTTCATTCTTAGTATGAGTGTTAATGGTAGTGGTAATATCATCAGTTCCGTCTTTTTTCAGCGTCTGATATTTTTCAATGCTAACAGGGGATGGCTCAACAAAACTAGGAATCTTACCAGTGCGACTTGTTAAAAATTTTGTGTCAGGGTCGCTAGCGGTTCCCATAGAAACATAAGCATAATTATCATCAATGTTTGTTTCACGGGCTGATGCCAGCGTTAGGTTGCCATAAATATATGTGGGGACTGTAGTGTTACCGACCGAAGTAACACCCGAATGAGCAGTAAATGCTTTTCCACCTTTAGAAAAGATTTCTACTTTATTTGCGGATACCGTCACATTCCCATCAACAGTCTGATTCATATTACCGCTGACAGTCTGGTCGAGATTTCCAACAGTGTCTTTGTCAATCTTCTTATTAAGATTAGTGTTAATGTTTTCAATATCGGTATTGATTTTCTTAATAGAATCATCAACACTAGACTTATTATTATCAACCTTAGTATTAAGGTCATTCAGCTGTTCACCAATGTCAGTTTTCTTACAGTTAGTACCCTCAATATAACGTGTGCCCGCATCCATGGCTTTAGTAATAACATACAGGTCATTATTCAGCCATACAAGGTCATTAACGGCGCGTGCTGCACTTGCAGTAGTTTTCAGCTTTTCATCAATAGGAGTGATAGCAAGCTTAACACTTCCCCACAATTCAGAAAAATTGCCAATCTTAGTCCAATAATCTTCATTGTCAATATCAATGCCAATAGGTACAGGCTGAGTGCTCAAATATCCATCACCATTGACAGTGACAACAACCGTGTTACGAGGATACTGTTTGGTAATATCCCACTGAATAGGGTCTGCATAACTAATGGAACTGGTTTCAATGTACTGCTGCATTACCTCAATAACCTTAGATACCATTTCATAGTAACTAATGCTATCATCATAGGCAACAGGAATTACAGAACGGAAAAGTTTGTCCAAAGGATTGTACTTCAAACCTAATCACCTCTTTACCATAAACGCATAAACAGAACTTCCATATCTCTATATAAACAATTATAGATGTTCGTGTTTTCTTTCATATAATCGTTCATAATAGATACGAGAGAGCGACCACGATAGCCTTTTTCTACATGGTCAAGAACGCGATGTTCATTGCCATCACGATTTTCTTTTGTGTTGTTTTTATCATCCTGAGTGGTATTGCTATTACTGCTGGAATTAGCATTAGAGTTAAAATCATTAGCAGAACTTGCCTTACTATGGTCAGCATCCGACATATACTTACCAGCAAGAAAATTATCAAGACTACCCTGTGGAGTATCAGTATGAGTATTGGTATTCTCTCCATTGCTGTTAGAATTGGAAGTATAATTGGAATTATTGGTGCCGTCAATATTGACCTTACTGTTCTTGGTTCTATCCTCGGTATTCACATCATGATGTTCAGTATTTTCATCACTGGTGATGGAGAAATCATCAGTTAAGAACATTTCATACTGCTTATCAAGTGCTTCAAAGAGGGGATTGTAATAAGGCATATGGCTGTTCATCCAGTCATCCAGACGCAGCTGCCAAAGGCCAAAGGTTTCAGAACCAATTTCATTTGTATAAAAATGCTTAAGAATATTGGTTTCAAGCTCTTTTCGCTTATTCTCATTCCAAATAGGATAACTAAAATTGAAGATTTTAGGACGCGCACGCTCAATGATTTCTGAATAAGAAACATTGGTGTAAGGTTCAACAATACCAGCTTTTGATTCACAAATAAATCGAACTTGAGTTGTATATTTACTCATTGTTCTCACCATCCTCAATATTGGTATCGCTTAAATTCTCTTCATCCTCACGCCCTTCCATAATCTTAGTCAATTCAAGCTGGGAACGCATAGATACGGAGATATTAGTATTAAAGAGCCTGTTATAATCCTTACAGAATTTTTGACGAGAATATAACGGAGAAAGGCGGTCTGCTTCCACCTGTCCTAAGGTCATCTGAACTTCAGTAGTAAACTGCCGCTCTGCTTTCATATTGTAGTTGCTCTCAATACCTAAATAGGTAAGAGCTTCCGCAAGTGTTTCTTTTTTCTGCTGCTCTAACTGTAAGCCAATATACTGAACGCCTAAATCAAGAACACCAATCATGTTCTTAATATCATCAGTAGAGGGATTGCCTTTAAGATACAGCCAAGGGTCATATTTATCCTGCTGATATACTAGATTCTGTACAGAAAGTTTCGTATTCTCATTTGCATAAGCAATTCGAGGAGTTTTCTGTGCAGCAAGGTTTAAGTCGATCGTTCTGTCAATATTGGTAAGACGTTGTGCAAACTGCTTAATAATAATAGCATCAGGGGAACGCCGCATATTACACCAAAGATAAGCACAGTTTTCTTTGCTAAGACCAGTTTTTTGATAGTTAGAATTGTAGCCATAAGCACGCACATATTTAGGGTCGCCAATAATGTCGAAGTTATCACTGGGCATAGCAGGGAGAATCAAGTTGCCCATAACAGGGTCATGATAACCAGCCATTAAAGGTTGCCAAAACAAGAATTGTTCAATAAATCGTTCGTCTAAAAAAGGAGAATCTTCAAGCCCTTCCCATTTGAATCTTGCAAGTGCTACATCATAAAGACGATTAAACCAGTTAGCATAAGTTGCAACAGTTAAATCATATGAATCAATCCAAGGTGGCTGTGGTTTTTGTGAACGTTTACTCATTTACTCACCTACTTCTGGAATACGTTTATAGATAGAATTGTCTGCTTCATAATTACCAACAAGTCCTGGATTATGCCAGAATGTAACACCACGATTAAAGATACCGTTAATCATTGTGGAAACTTCCGCAGGTACATCACCTAAGCAACAACAGTTTTGTGTTTTAACATAATTCCAATTTCTTCTAGAATCAATATTGGGAATCTGAACTTGGTGAATGGGATAACCAAACATAGTCCAGTAATCATCAATAACTTTCGCAAACTCTTTAGTAACATGATGATAACTAGCCATAGCGTATGGAGCACTTGCATCCCTTGTTGGTAGAATACCTGCATCAGTAAAACGAAAATAAGGGCTTACAGAACCATGACTTTGTGGCGGTAATCTGTCCATATCATCACGTTTTGCAAGTGTGTCAGCAATGTTAAGCATTTGATTGGCTAAACCCTCAATAGCTCCATAAGTATTTTCAGGGTAAAGAGCTGGATGTTTACCGGTCATTGCCTGTACATCTTTTGCAGGAGCAGTTAGCAGGTTAATTCCTGCAAACATTGTACCTGCTACCAAACCCGCATTTTCCACGGCCATTGAACTAGAGTTCTGTGCTACATATACCTTATAAATATCAGTATTATAAGCACAAGTAGGCCAGTTGCTAATCGCAAACACATCTTCCTGATTATAACCAGTGGAGCCTTTATAATCCTCTGCTGCAAACATTGCTGTAGTCTGTCCAGCATTTGACATTATATTGTATCCGATATGCAGACTTTTCTTCCTATCTCCTAATTCAAAGCGAAAAACGTGATTATCGCCTTGTGTAGAATAATAACGAAGATAGAAATAGGGATATGTGAAAAGCTTGTTATTCTTAGGTACATAACCAGCTACATTATTAGGAACTACAAAAGTCTTATCATACTTACCAGTATCAAAGGTAAGAGGAACCATATAGATTCCTAAAATGCCATCAGGAGCTTGCCCTGCTTCTACAGCTTTAGCAATAAAGTCATTGGCAGATTCAGCTGTAGTAAAAAAGTTTTCTTTACAACCTGAATAAATTCCGAATCGTAAAGAACCAGATGCAGGGGGAGAGTCTTTTTCGGGCTTATCAAAGGTGGTAACAATACAGATGCGCTTATCAAAATCAATATATTGCTGAATATCGTCAAGATAAGGCCCTGTATCCAGTTCATCATTGATGATATTATCGCCAATTTCATCAGTATTTGTATGAGAACGCTCAATGAAACAAGGCTGTAATGTTACCTGATTAAACCAAGTTTGCATTACATCAACAGTAAAGTAGATTCTGCTAGTTTCGTTTGCAACGTATTCTACTCTATCAATAAAGGCATAATACCATTTATTAGAAAAATCAGCGTTCTGAAACACAATATAGTTACACGGTTCAATCGTTTCGGCATTAACACCAACAGACATGTAACGGTCTAAACGCTGATAGGTATAATTGGTAAGATGAAGAACAGATTTGGACGTAAAATAAGCAAAACGGGAAGAATCAGACTGAAACCTAAGCACATGATTATAGGTTTTATCTGTAGGGATACCCTTACAGATATAAAGTTGCATATTTGGCAATGTTGTTGCTCCTTTCAAAATCTGTAGGGTGGTTTACACATCATCCAAATAGGAAGTTTACGTTTAGTTGTGGGAGTAGGTGGTTCAGGTGGTGTTGGTGGATTTGTAGCATCCCACTCAACATCCCATGTACCTACTTCGTTAGGAATACCAAGAATGGCAGAGGGGTCAGTTCTATATGCTGTACCATAACCACCTATCCAATATTCCCAGTGCGTATGAATACCACTAGCATTACCTGTTTGCCCTTGCTCACCAATATATTGACCACGAGTAATTGTTTCACCAACACTATGAATCTGACTAACAAAATGAGCTGCCAGCCAATAGCTACTATCGCTCATTTTAACCACAATGTAGTTGCCCCAAGAATCGTTACCAGTCGTGCCACCTTGCCAAGTATGGGCTGTTTCAACCGTACCTGCTATTGGTGCATAAGATTGATGATTTGTGTGTACCGTATCAATACCACCATGAACTGAACCGTCAGGATAATGTGGATAACCTGCTGAAACTCTGATTGTGCTTTGGTCAGTGATACATTGTTTATAAGTAGCCATAATCAAAGCTATGCGTGATAACGTATGCGCATCCCACGTTTTAGGAGGATAAGCCTATTGGCTCAAGAAAATGTCAAGATTAAGCCTTAGTAGTAAACTGCACAGCGTTAGCAAACGGAGATGCAGAATAGATACGCCAGATGTGATGGAAGTAATTCCAATCCAGAGTAGAACCAAGGTCAGTTTCACGCATGGTGTTCAGCTTAGTATAAATCTGGAAGAAGTCACGGTCAACCATAAGTGCCTGAATAGCGGCCATATCTTTATCGTCTGGGGTAACGTGAGTATAGGTCTTATCACCACCAGTTGCAATAGTGACAGCACCAGAGCCAGAGGGGTCATTACCAGTAAGCAGGTGTTCCAGACGTTCCACTTCATACTCATTAAGAGCAAAGCTATCAACTTCCAAACGATGCCCCATGAAATCGGCTTTATCCATGTTAAATGCACTTGCCAGAACATCAACATCAATAGAAGCAGAAATATCAACAGGAACAATGGTGTACAGACGTTCAGCCGGAGTATTCATAGGAATACCAGCAGCGTTATATTCCTTAGAAATGAACTTCATCTTGCCATAAATCTGGCGGAACTTCTTAACCAGGGTCTTACCGGAAGCTTCATCAGTAACAGCAGCAACAGTTACTTTCTTGAGCTTATTGTTCTTTACCAGCTGATACAGCAGATACTTCTTCATGATAAAAGCATCCAGTTCAGCGGGCTTATAAATCTGGTCGATGATGTTCTGTACAAAGGCAGACAGGTTAGCTTCACTCATGAAAGCAGTTTCCAGAGCTTCACGATTAACCGTTACCTTATACTTAATACGAGAGTTCACAGCATGGTAAGCGGTGTAAACCTCAGCAGGGTCGCTACCAAATTCAGCTTTCATGACTTCATCATTAGTAGCACGGTCAGCAGAGAAGTAAGGGGTTGCTTTCTGCATCATTACATAAATTTCCTGAACAGTAGCACCAGTACCCAGAACACCCTTATCAAAAACCTGCCAAGGGTCTTCAAAAGAAATGTAACGCATAACGGTCAGGCCAATACGGTCAACCAGAGCATTACAGAAATAGTTCAGACGCGGTTCATAAGAATTGATGAACGTCCACGCAGATTTAATGGATTCAGTAGTATTTTCAATCTGGGGAGCACCACCAAAAGTAGCGTCACTACCAAATACAGCCTGAATAATACCAACAGCAGCACTTGCCATAATAAATTACCTTCTTTCTTTAATAATTACACTCAATATCAAGTGTACCATCAATAATGAGTTTGCCTGTAGCGGCAGCGGTTAGGGTTACAACGCCAGTAGAAGTCACTTTAGCACTGGAAATAGTGCCATCTTCAAGAACTACACGCAGACAGGGGATAGAATTGGTAACTACAAATTTACCATAACCAGTTTTCATGACACGAGCCATTACCTCGCCAGGAATAGTAAACGCAGTAGTGTCGGAAGTTTTGTCTTTAACAAGGGCGGTATGGATAACCAGAACGTTAGAGAGGGTACTCATGTTCTGGTTGTGGAAGGAATAATCATCTCCTTAAATATCTTTGAGTAAATAGAAACCAATCAAATAATTATAAGCCGATGAATCAATATCTGAACCAGAATATAAATAGTGAATCCCACTAATATCTTTAATACCTATGGCAGCATTTGCAGCTGCGGAGGTGCCAAATTTTGATGTAACTCTAAGCATAAGATTAGTTTTATATTCAAGACGATCAAAAATCTTTGGAGGAATTTCTACAATACCATTACCAGCTAGAATATCTTTAGTTAGCCAAATATGACAAAAAAGTAAATTTCCAATAACGGTAAAATTTTCATCATTATAACTAAATGGTCTACTCATAATTTATCACCTACTTTCTACCAAACATCTGCTTAACAAAAGCCTGTGCGGCTTCATCAACAGTAATTGCATTGCCGTTAGGTTTTTGATAATCGTCATTCGGCTTATTGTCATCACTCAAAAATGCTTTAACATAATCTTTGCGCAAATTGTCATAAGCTTCATGCCAGTTAGCTGAACCATCTGGACAACCATTGGTAAACTGCTCTGCTTCATTGCGACATTCATCAAATTCATCAAGAACGCCTGCAATCAGCGTGCCTTGTTCTTCCGGTTTAGCATCTACAAAGCCACCGAGCATTGCAGAAATCTCATCACGCGTTTTCATTATTTATTACTCCGTTCATAAGTAAGTTTAAGATTCTCACAGAGGGCAATAATTGCTTGCATATCAACGCCAGTTGCATGAATCTTAATGTAATCGCCTTTAGAGCTTTCACGAGGGACAGAATGATAAGAACCAAGGTGTTTCATTACTGCCTGCGAGGAACAAATAAAGTTATCGTCCAGCCAGTTCAAAGGATTAACACGACAATCATGATAAATTACTTCAAAGTGAAAATGTGGGCCAAAACAATTACCAGTTGCGCCAGAATACCCAATAAGCTGACCCTCGTAAACGTGTTGACCGTTTTTGACGAGAAGCTCTTTAAGGTGTGCATAGCGTGTTTCCAGCTTAGAACCATTATAATTGTTATGCCTAATTCTAACCATGTTGCCATAAGACTGCATCCCAGTTTTAGTTCTACCATCCCAGCTCTGTACCTGATTAACTACACCATCCTCAGCTGCATAAACAGGTGTGCAAGGAGCAGCACGAAGGTCAATAGCATGGTGTGCAGAACCATCGTTATAAGTCCAACCAGCTGTGATGATATGCTTCTCTAAAGGCCAACAGAAAAGAACATCACCGTTTGATTTCCTCATTTTCTTCATCTCCTTTAAGTTTTTCCAAATAGGGCTTAAACAGAGCGGAAAGTTCAGGATTTACAGCACACATATTCTCCATAATGCTGATAAGCTCCATAATGCAAATATAAGTAACAACAGCACCTACAAGAGGAATCTGGATGCCAAGGTCAACATATCGCATTGCGTATTCAATACCGTAAGAGCCTACCGCAGCAAGAATCTCCATGCACTTGTGATAACCACCCTCACGCATGATAGATGAATTGTAAGAACCATCATGCTTTGCTTTAATCAGCCCTGTAAGAATGTCAAATGTGATAAACCCAAGAACAATAACAAAGGGCATAAACTCAACTCCTAACATTATACACCTACAATCTTCAAAATGTCCATCAGGTATCGCCTAATTATTTCATCTTCACAATACAAACCTCCCAACCGATATTGTTTAATTATATATAATAACCAGTTAGGGCGTGGAGTGCGCGCAATCAAAATGGTATTGTAATCATGGTCATCATTTGTCAACGCATAAATTACGCCACTACCCGGACTGTATTTCCTAGAAAGATAACATTTACCAGTAGAGAAGTCTACCCACAAACCTAAATAGTCATCATGAATCTTAAAACCAAACTGATATTTAGCTTCAGGAGATTTCTTAGCAATACCAACTACACTATCAAGATAAAATTCATTATGAACTGCGTATTTACCAAACTTACTGCCTTTCATCAAACGACCAAAATCAGTTTTCTCTTTTGCTTCAATATATTCTTCATTGTTAGCAATTTGAATTAAGACTAAACCCTCTCTAGTTGTGGCAATTTGCTTCTTGTTAATCGGCTTTTTAATATCAAATTCTGTGAAATAGGGGTTTGCCCATGTAACAGCGTTACCAAAGAAGAATACAACCACTCTGCGCATACGAGCAATAGTTTCATATAATTCGCAGAAAAATGTTACTTCATCTTTAAGATAGCCGTGATGACTTTCGTCCATAGAGATAAATTCATCAAAACAGATTTTGTTGACAAGTGGGAGTTCTTCAGATTTAGCAGATGAAATATATCTGGTTTGACCAGCAAGCTTACCGTCTATGTAATAAGCACCCTCTGGGGTTCCTTTTAACTCATGGTCAGGAAATTCATGAGCAACTGCTGCCCAAAAATTTTCTTTGGCTTTCTTATTCATCTCAGTTTTGTAGCGGCGAATATAAATAAATTGGTTCCCATTTTTGATAAAATCTTCAGCAGCCCATTTCTTAAAGCCATAAGTTTTACCACAACCACGAGAACCAACTACAAAATTAAAGAGCGCATTATAAGATAATGTGTTCTTTAAGTCCCACCACATTGACATTGTAATACACTCCTTTCATATTTAATATTAAGCCGAGGACTCGGCCATTATGCTTAGAGTTAGCGTTCCAATTAACTTGGATTGCGAACATCTTGTGCTGTCCTTTTGGATGGCGGAGTAGGAGAAATGACAAACCTATGTAACCATCAAGCTAACAGGCGTGTTAGCGCGGCTTTTGGTGATAGAAATAGGACACAACCCTATTAACGTCCAATGACCAGTTTTCCGTTACTCTTAAAGAGTTCTACCATGTTAAGGGTGGCGAAAGGAAATGAGCTAGCAGTCACGCAAACCTATCCGTAACGCTTCACGCGCCTGACCACGGCTTAGGAGCATCATTCGTGCCTTTCGCTCCCTATGATTATATTATACTTTACAATGCGTATAAAGTCAATAATACAGATTGTACTTTTTGTAAAATTAGGAATGATTATTACATAGTGTATAATGCTAATTATGGGATAGATCGGAAGAGCACACGTCTGAACTCCAGTCACCCGTCCCGATCTCGTATGCCGTCTTCTGCTTGAAAAA